AAACCAACAAGAGGTGATATACTACAAAACTTCACCCTATTCAGAAATTACTTATCTGCTTTAACTAAGAAATATAAAGGTGATAAGACTAAACTTAGATTTCTAACAGAACGAACTAATAGATTAAATGAAATAATAAAATCAGTAAACGAAGCACAAAAAGTTAATCCTACCTCTAAGAAGTTTCTAAAAGGAATGAAAAAGATTAAGGTTAATGGTCTTGGTGGTTATATGCCAGGTGTTAATTATGTATATGTTGATGGTGATAAGTATTACTTTGTAGATTTCGAAGGTGACCACATGGAACTTAAAAATACAAATACAATCAAACAATTACATAAACTACATGGTAAGTCATTAGGTGAATCAGTAAACGAAGGTAAGGATAAAGTATTTGTAGTAATGTACAAAGTTAAAAAAGACTTACCTAATAGAAATGTAAAACCTTCTTCGGCTGCATATACAAAAGAAGTTGATGCTAAGAAATTCTTAAAATCAGTTGAGAAAGATGGTGGTAAGGGAATGGTTGTAAAATCTAACAAACCCGTTGGTGTAAAGGTGAATGAAGGTATTGAACCACAAATCAAAAAGATTGCATACTACACAGGTACAAGACCCGAAGCAGTTGAGGATTTCGTTTCTAAACATGGATTAAATATTACTAAACTTCTTAAATTTGTTGAAAAGGGTAAACTTCCAGAAAGAATGGCAATTGTATCAGCATTAGCAGGTAGACCAGGAAATCCAGTTCAAAAGAAAATAATCAAACAATTTTCAGAATCAATAAATGAAGATTATTATAAATCTGCATCGGATGCAGCAGATGCTGCAAGAAAGTACGCTGAGAAAAAAGGTTTTGAAATTGATGAAGATGATTGGCAAACTCAAATCGCAATGGGTGGTAAACACAATCGTTTAAGACCAGGTGTTGGTAAAACACATTCATTCTCAGTTGGATTAACAAAGAATGGCAAACCACAAAGAAAAGCATTAAACATTTCATTATATGGAATGGATAGTGGTAAATTCGAATTAACATCATATATTAACTAAGGAATCATATTATGAAAATCAACGAAGGTATAATGTACAATGTGGATAATAAAATCGCATTACACAAAAACCCATACAGATATGGTTCTACAAAATTCTTTGAGTACTATAACGATTTAAGAGCATTAAAATTAGAAGTAGTTTCAGAAGATTTAGATATGTTTCTAAGTTCTGATATCGGTAAGGTTGGTGTATACGAAGGTAACGATGTACTTTTAGATTTTCCAATGTTAGTAGAGGCAGAATATCAGGGTAAGAAAGTTGAACTATCAAAACCAATGAGAAACAATAGTGGTGGTGGTAAGTTCAAAGTATATGTAAAAGACCCAAAGAGTGGAAACATTCGTAAGATTACATTTGGTGCAGATAGTGGTGGTGGTAAATTGGCTGTTAAGTTAAAAGACCCGAAAGCAAAAGCAGCTTTCAAAGCAAGACACAAATGTGAACAAACCAAAGATAAAACAACTGCATCATATTGGAGTTGTAGATTACCTCGTTACGCAAAATCATTAGGTTTAAGTGGTGGTGGACAGTGGTGGTAATCCATACAACGAAGTAAGTAAAGGAAACAATACTTACATTAGAGAATTCTCAGTAGATACCGATTCATCAGAATTGGTTTGGCACAGAGATAAAGAAGATAGAGAAGTTACAATCTTAGAAGGTAAGGGTTGGAAGTTTCAATACGATGATGAACTACCATTCGAATTAAAAGAGGGTGATACAATCAGTATCAAAAAGTTAGAGTATCACAGAATCATAAAAGGTGATACAAATCTAAAAATACGTTTATTAAAAAAAGTTTAATATTTATTCTAAACAGTTAAACTTAAAACAAGTATTATTATGAACACAATTTTAGTTATTTTGGCGATTGCGACAGTTTTAGCAATAGCAATCGTTATCTTACAAAAGACAGGTAAGATTAAAGATGAAGATGGTGATTTAATTCCTGATGTTGTTGAGGACAAAGTAGAGGAAGTTAAATCAGAAACCAAACGTAGAGTTAAGAGAGTAAAAGAAGAACTCAAAGACGTTAAAAAATCTGCAAAAGATTTAAAAGAACAAATTGTTGATGTTGCAGAAGCAGCAGGGGGTTCTAAACGAAAGGGTAGAAAGTCAACCAAACCAACAAAGAGTTCTTTAAGAGTAATGAAAAAAGATGAGTTACTTAAATTAGCTAAGAAAGATTTTAAAGTTGAGTTAGATTCTAACTTAACAAAAACAAACTTAGTAAATAAGGTGTACGGATTGTATCACAAAAAATAAATGAATAAATACTTCGGCGATATTAGAAATGTAATAATCTTAGTATTGATAATTGTTATCTTACTAATGAGACAGTGTAGTGGTAGTGGTGAAGTAACACCAACTGAACCAACTATTGTTACAAAAACCGAAGTAAAATATGATACAATTACAAAGGAGATTCCAAAGTATATTCCAAAAGTAGTTACAAGAATAGTTAAAGAGGTTGATACAGTAAATGTACTACAACCGATTGATACACTATCTATACTTGAAGATTATTTCGCAACATATGTTTATGAAGATGTACAGAATTTAGATTCGTTAAATTTACGAATTACTGATAGTGTATCTCAGAATAAAATTATGGCAAGAAACATTCAATACGATTTAATATACCCAACAGTAACCGTTACCGAAACCAAATATATTAATCCAAGAGAATTTTATATTGGTTTCGGTTTAAATGGTACACAAAATCAATTTAATTATGTTGGTGGTCAACTCCTTTATAGAACAAGAAAAAAACAAGCATTCGGACTGGGAGTTGGTATCAATGAAAATTTACAACCAATACTATCTACTCAGTTCCTATGGAAATTGGGTAAGTAGTATATGGGGCAGAGTATAAAAGAACTTATTAGAGAAGAGTACGTTAAATGTGCTCAAAACCCAGTTTACTTTTTTAAAAAGTATTGTTACATCCAACATCCTAAAAGGGGAAAGATTCTATTTGATTTGTATCCTTTTCAAGAAGATGTAATGGATGAGTTCAATGAACATCGATTCAATGTAATCCTTAAATCCCGTCAGTTAGGTATCTCAACATTATCCGCAGGTTATTCATTATGGATGATGTTATTCCACGAAGATAAAAACATTTTGGTAATCGCAACCAAACAAGAGGTAGCTAAAAACTTAGTTACCAAAGTTAGGTATATGCATGAGAACCTACCAAGTTGGTTAAGAGGTGATACCGTAGAAGATAACAAACTATCACTTAGGTTAGGTAATGGCTCAACAATCAAAGCAACATCAGCAAGTGGTGATGCGGGTCGTTCCGAAGCACTATCAATGTTGATTATTGATGAGGCTGCGTTTATCAAAGGTATTGATTCAATTTGGGCATCTGCACAATCAACACTTTCGACTGGTGGTAAAGCAATTGTACTATCAACTCCAAATGGGGTTGGTAACTTCTTTCATAAGACATGGTTAAAGGGTGAAGGGGGTGATGGTTGGAATCCAATCAAACTCCATTGGACAGTTCATCCAGAACGAAACAAAAAGTGGAGAGCAGAACAAACTCAACTATTGGGTGAAAAGATGGCAGCACAAGAATGTGATTGTGATTTCATTTCATCTGGTTATACAGTTGTTGATGGGCAACTTCTACAATGGTATGAAGAAACTCATGTACAAGAGCCGGTTGAGAAAAGAGGGTTTGATGGAAACTATTGGATTTGGCAACAACCAAACTACGCAAAAGATTACATTGTGGTAGCGGATGTTGCGAGGGGAGATGGTGCTGATTATTCGGCATTTCACGTTATTGATGTAGAATCGGTTGAACAGGTTGCAGAATACAGAGGTAAGATTGAAACCAAACATTATGGTAATATGTTGGTAAATGTTGCAACCGAATGGAACGATGCATTATTAGTAATTGAAAACGCAAATATTGGATGGGCAGTAATCCAAGAAGCAATTGATAGAAATTATTCAAACTTATATTATTCCTACAAAGAGTTTGGATATGTAGATGATGATATTCATTTACAAAAAGGATATGATTTAAAAGATAAATCTCAGATGGTGCCTGGTTTCTCAATGACAAGTAGAACCAGACCATTGGTGATATCTAAGTTAGATACCTATATGAGAGAAAGAGTTCCTATTATTCGTTCTAAAAGGTTGATAGATGAATTGTTTGTATTCATTTGGAATGGTAGTAGAGCAGAAGCACAACAGGGTTACAATGATGACTTGGTAATTTCCTTCTCAACATCTCTATGGGTAAGAGATACCGCATTAAAATTAAGGCAACAGGGTATCGAACTCAATAAAAGAGCATTATCATTAACTTCTAAAAACACAGGTGTATTCAGAACGAATCAATCAAAAGGAAAAGATTCGTGGAAGGTAAAAACTGGTAGAGGTGATGAAGATATAACTTGGTTATTGTAAATCTATTTTTTATCATATTTATAGTTTGTAGGGATATTGTAATAAAGAACAAAAATTATGGCAGATAAATCATTATTTAGTAGACTCCAACGATTATTCTCAACTCAAGTAGTTGTAAGAAAGGTCGGTAAAAATAAATTAAAGGTAGTCGATTCATCCCGCTTACAAGGTGATGGTAATCGTAGAGGTTCAGCGTACTACGATAGATATGGTAGATTGCATGGTTCAAATTCACGAAAGAATTGGCAAACCTACAATGAACGATTTAATTATCATTCAAACAAATTAGAACTATATACTGATTATGAAGCAATGGATAAAGATTCCATTATTTCATCAGTATTA